CTAGAGCATCCTAAAATGGCTAGTTTGAAAGAAATTACATTTGAAACAAATGGTACTCAAAGATTGAGTGATGAATTCAAAAGTTATTTGTTTAAGTGGAAGAAACAAAATAAAGAACGTGAAATTACTTTTAGTGTAAGTGCTAAACTACCATGCAGTGGCGAAGCATGGGATGATGCAATACAACCTAATATAGTATGCGAATATGAATGGTTTGGAACAGCATATCTTAAATTTGTTGTAGCAACTGAACAAGATGTAGCAGATGCCGAATGTGCAGTAGGTGCATATCGTAAAGCTGGGTTTACAGGGCACGTTTATTTAATGCCCGTAGGTGGCGTTGAAAGTGTATATAACTTAAATGCTAAAACTGTAGCATTAGAAGCAATGAAACGTGGATTACGATATAGTGATAGATTACAAGTGCCTTTGTTTAAAAACGAATGGGGTACTTGATGAAAAGTGAAGAGCTACGTAAACATATTGTGGATACAATTATGAGTTTTGCTGGACGTGAGAACACTGATGAAGTTAGAATTGAAATGTTTAAAGCGTTAGCAGATATAGTTAACGAAAATCCAACAAAATTAAATTTTATAGAACGAGTTATAAAGGAAGAATACAATGCGAGATTTCATTAAACGAGTTTTTGGTATTGATAAAATTGAAGAAGAAGCCAAAGCCGCAAGGCAAGCAGCAGAGGAAATGTCTGCAAAAGTTCAAGAAACTGAGGCTAAACTTACTGAAGTATTGAAAACTCCAAAAGAAATTGCTACAGAAAAGAAAGAACCCTGGATTGCTGTATTAGATACACACGTAAATCCAGAAAATATTCGTAATGGTTTCTTTGAGCTTGACTGGAATGAATACTTTGTGTTACAATTACGTACAGCAGGATATGTAGGAGACACAGACGAAGCCATTGTTGATTTATGGTTTAGTGAACTTTGTCGTAATGTAGGTGCTGAAGAAGGTGTTAATATGGACCGTAGAGCAAGTGGTTATATTAATGTTAATAATTTAGGTGATGGTAGAACGGAAGTTAGTTAATGTCAAAAACATATATTATAGTAGATACAGCAAATACTTTTTTTCGAGCCAGACATGCAATACGTGGCAGTTTAGAAGATAAAATTGGTATGAGTATTCATACTGTATTAGGTAGTGTTAGAAAAGCATGGCGTGATTTTAAAGGTGATCACGTCATTTTTGCTTTAGAAGGTCGTAGCTGGCGTAAGGACTTTTATGCTCCTTATAAAAGACAACGTGCAGAAGGTCGTGCAGCTGCCAGTCCCAGTGAGCAAGAAGAAGAAAAAGTCTTTTGGGAAACGTTTGATCAGTTTAAAGATTTTATTATTACTAAAACTAATACAACAGTATTACAACATCCGCAGTTAGAAGCAGATGATTTGATTGCAGGATTTATACAAGCTCATCCAGAAGACCAGCATGTTATTGTTAGTACTGACGGAGACTTTGCACAATTAATTGAACCCAATGTAAGACAATATAATGGAGTAATGGAAATTACAACTACACATGAAGGATACTTTGATGCTAAAGGAAAACGTGTTGTTGATAAAAAAACTAAACAAGCAAAAGAGGCGCCGAATCCGGAATGGTTACTATTTGAGAAGTGTATGCGTGGCGACACCTCCGACAATGTCTTTAGTGCTTATCCAGGAGTTCGTACGAAAGGGACAAAGAATAAAGTTGGTCTCCAGGAGGCCTTTGCCGACAGGCAATCCAGAGGATATTCTTGGAACAATCTAATGCTCCAACGTTGGACCGACCACGAAGGCATCGAACATCGTGTATTAGATGATTACGATCGTAATGTTACACTCTGTGATTTGACAGCACAACCAGAAGATATTAAAGTATTAATTAAAGAAACAATTACAACTGCCACAACTGCTAATAAAAACATTTCACAAGTTGGAGTTAGATTATTAAAGTTTTGTGCAGAATACGATTTACAAAAAGTCAGCGAACAGGTTACAAGTTATGTTGAACCATTAAATGCGAGGTATGTATGATAGCAAATGCTAAGGTATTAGTTCCAGACCAAGAATGGTTAATTAAAGATGGGACTAAAAAGATAGGTAGTATTAGTAAACTTAAAAAAGGTTATGTAGTATTACACCATGGTCAAGCAATACCATTTAAAAATTTAGCAGAAATTAAAAGTGCTATTGGTATTGCATTTTTTGAGGAAACAATTAAAAAAGCCAAACGTGAATTAAAAGAACCAGTTAATTACACTATATACGATTATCCTTGCAAATCTAAACCCTATGAGCCACTGTATAATGTTCAAAAGAAACTACCATTATACATTAAACGTGCTAAAAGCAAAAGCCAACATTGTGCAGGACATTATCTTATTAAATTCCGCAAGGGATGGGTTAAAAGTTTCTGTCCTAAGCTAATTACATTAGAGAGGTATCCTTATCAAGGACCGTTTAAAACTGAAGAAGAACTAAAACCTTTGTTAAAGGCAGCAAATCAAAAATGAAACAACTAAACACATTGCCCGTTGAAAGTTTTCTAGACAAAACTAGAATTGCTATCAAAACTGGTCAAAAGACGGTAATTTTGTCAATTCAAGAAGCCACTGACTTACAAAACAGTTTATCTGTAATAATGACAAGATTAGCTGGAGATTTGGACCAAGCGGCACAAGTAAATAATGACCCAATTGTTATCAAAATGGGCGGCGGGACTTTCTAGTATTACTTAATAAATATATACGCACCATCGGAGCGTATAGAATGAGTCGTCCTAAACCAAAAATAATACTAGAAATAACTAACAAAAAAACATATAAAACAGATCAAGTTTTGGATGCTGAAGCTATTTGGGCAGTTTTTTATCAAGACAAACCAATTAATTTAAAAACAGGTAGCGTAGTAATACATAACGCAGGTCCAAAATACAAGAAAGTATCTTTTAGTAATGCTGGTCATGCGTTTAATCTTGCTGAAAAACTCAATAAACAATTCAACACTACAGACTTCTCTGTTTATAAATTAACTACAGGTGAAAAGTTAACTGATGAATTTAAAGACTGATTTTACAAAATATATAGCTGAACAGCATAAACTACCTGTAGATGAAAAATCAATCAAAAAATATATTTCAGTTTGGTGGGCTAACCCTAGGCAAAAAGATAAGGGTGGTTTAGAATTAACTGGCGATGGATTTGCTCGTGCTTCTGGGCATATTACATTTTATAAAGTTGATATAATTGAACCAATTGAATTTACAAATCAAGTAATCCTTTGGCTAGATAATTTAATTGATTGTCCTTGGTACTTAACTAAAAAATCAATATTTGTTTCTAACGAAAAAATGGCTATACAATTAGTGTTGTTTAGTGGCGACATAATTAGATTCTCAGCCGCAAAAGTTGGTAAGCCAAAAGAAGCTAATTGACAAAATTACTGATTTACATTATAATTAATACTTAGTTTAAAGCAAAAGGCTTTACATTTTATTATTTTTTAAAGGTCAAAAATGGCAGAGATCAGCACTAATCGCACAGTTACTCCTAACGAAGCTAAACGTAGTATTCGTAAATGTATTAAAATTCAACGCCCAGTATTCATGTGGGGGCCTCCAGGAATTGGTAAGTCAGACATTGTTAAACAAATTGGCGATGAACAAGGTCGCGAAGTTATTGATGTACGTTTGAGTTTATGGGAACCCACAGATATTAAAGGTATTCCTTATTATAATAGTAATGCTAACACAATGACTTGGGCTCCCCCAGCAGAGCTTCCAACAGATCCAGAAAGCACAGCAATTTTATTCTTAGACGAACTTAATTCCGCGGCTCCTGCTACGCAAGCCGCGGCTTTCCAATTAGTTCTTAACAGACGTGTTGGCACTTACATTTTACCAAAAGGTGTAAGTATTGTTGCCGCAGGTAATAGAGACAGCGACAAAGGTGTTACTTATAGAATGCCTGCTCCCTTAGCAAATCGTTTTGTTCATATTGAACTTAAGAGTGATTTTGAAGATTGGCAAGAATGGGCTGTTACTAACAAAGTACATGAACAAGTTGTTGGTTATGTAGGATTTGCTAAACAAGACTTATATGATTTTGATCCTAAATCTGCAAGTCGTGCATTTGCTACACCACGTAGCTGGAGTTTTGTTAGTGACTTGTTAAAAGATGACGACTTAGATGAAGGCACATTAACAGACTTAGTAGCAGGTGCAATTGGTGAAGGACTTGCAGTTAAATTTATGGCACATCGACGTGTTGCTAAACAAATGCCAAATCCTGCAGACATTTTGGGTGGTAAGATTACAAAATGTGAAATTAAAGAAATTAGTGCTATGTATTCTTTAACAGTATCTATGTGCTATGAGTTACAAAGTGCTAGCCAAAAGAAAGTTAAAGAATGGGATTCAATGGCAGACTGTTTCTTTGGATTTATGATGGATAATTTCCCAACTGAA